AAGATGTAACTCAGTGGAAGTCTGGAAAGATTAGCCCGTCTGAGAAGAACTTCATCACCCAAATCCTTCGGCTATTCACGCAATCTGACGTGATAGTTGGAGGTAGTTATGTGGATGTATTCCTACCTCGTATTAAGAACAACGAAGCTAGGATGATGATGCTGTCCTTCGCCCAGCGAGAGACTATCCACATGCGCTCTTACGCTCTTCTCAACGACACCCTTGGATTCCCTGAATCTGAGTACACCGCATTCCTTGAATACGATGCGATGGCTGAGAAGATTGAGTTCATGCAGAACTTCGACCCAGACACTAAGTCAGGCTTAGCTAAGGCTATTGCTCAGACAGTCTGTAATGAAGGGATGTCCTTGTTCTCTGCCTTCGTAATGCTCTTGAACTTCCAACGCTATGGAAAGCTTAAAGGCATGTGCGAAATAGTTGAATGGTCCATTCGAGACGAGACAATTCATGTTGCTGGTATGACTGAATTGTTCCGTGTGTTTATCAATGAAAACCCAGAGGTAGTTACTGATGAGTTTAAACTTTCTATCTACGAGATGTACCGCACTGCCGTTGCGTTGGAGGATAAGGTTATTGATCTGGCATTTGAACTGGGTCCTATGGAAGGCCTCAATGCTAGTGAGGTTAAGGAATATATTAGGTTTATCGCAGACAGGCGACTCGTAAATCTAGGACTCAAAGCTAACTGGGCTATTAAAGAGAACCCTCTACCTTGGTTAGATTGGGTATTAAATGGCGACAGCTTCAAGAACTTCTTTGAAGGTCGTGTAACTGACTACAGTGCAGATGGTATGACAGGTGAATCATGGGGATGGTAATGCGAAAAGAACGTAAGGGTCGTAAGAAGCCTAATAGGGAAGTACAAGATAAGTTTCTAGATGAGAAGCGTCACGCGGTTCCACCACTAAGACCTCAGACGGATATGCAAGCTGACTATATGGCAGCTCTTATGACGGCTGAACAGGTTGTAGTGTTAGGCCCAGCAGGTACAGGTAAAACCTACATCGCCTCTACAGTAGCGGCTGATCTATATCGTCTAGGACAGATCGATAAGATTGTTCTCACCCGTCCAAACGTAACTGGATCTAAGTCATTGGGCTTTTTTCCGGGGACGATGGAGGAGAAGATCGGACCTTGGGTTGTTCCATTCACTGACATCATTCGTAAGCGATTAGGTGGAGGACAGTACGATGTGGCCCTGAAGCATAAGGCTATTGAGATTGTACCCTTTGAGGTTATGCGTGGTCGTACATTCGATAAGGCATTCGTCATTCTTGATGAAGCTCAGAACACTACCCCAGAAGAAATGAAGATGTTCCTAAGCCGTGTCGGTAAGGACTCGACAGTTGTAATCAACGGCGACGTTAAGCAGCGTGATATCAAAGTCACATCCGGATTAGAAACAGTTATTAGATTGGTCAAAACCCAAGGGTTACCAGTGCCTGTTATCGAATTTGGAATGGACGATATTGTACGCTCAGATGCGTGTGCTATGTGGATTAGAGCATTTGACAGAGAAGGTTTATAGATGGCTATTAAGTATAAGTTCGGCTCGATAGAGCATAAGAAATCAATGTGGTCTAACGCCAAGTACCGGGCAGGTGGTTTAGGCATTCAGTTTTCCATAACTGCAGAGGATTTAAACATCCCTGAATCGTGTCCTGTTCTGGGCATACCTTTATGTGCGGGTGGTACATCCGGTGGTACACACAACAGCGCAACGTTAGATCGTTTAGATCCAAGCAAGGGCTATACACCTGATAACACTGCCGTCATAAGCATGCGAGCTAATCGTATGAAGTCTGACTGTTCTCCTAGTGAGATCATGCAGGTTGCTATGTGGACTCAACGCAAGATAGGACGAGCGGAGGCTCTCAATGGAACCCTCTAGCGTAGAGCATACCGGTGGTAGCTCAAACTACTACCGGGCATTTGTAAGTAGTCCAACCACTCTACCTACAGGCTATACAGCTGAATGTAACGACATCATTGAATCCCTAAATATGACCTTCGCTGAAGGTAATGTATTCAAAGCGTTGTGGCGTTCAGCTGCCTCCCGTCAAGGTAAGGAGAAGAAGGGTAACAACGCTCGTTATGATGCCGAGAAGATGTGCTTCTTTTCTGAACGAATTCTAATTGCTAATCAGGATAAGTAATGACTAAGACTATAAGTGAAGCTACTGGCTTACCCATACAGACAGGCGTTCCTAGTGATGCCTATCGAACTGGTTGGGATGGCTTGTTCAAGGACAGAGTAAAGCTCGGAGTGAGTCCCTCAACTGAGGTGACTAACATCGACTGCCGCCCAAAGGTGACAACTATCAACAGCGCCTACTTGAACTCCATACAGAAAGACAGTGAGTTCCTTGAGTGCTTGGATGCTTGTGGCGTCTGTGATTGGGAAGGCTATAAAGAGGCAGTTACCATGTACGAAGAAGAACAGGAACAGAACCGATGAACACTGAGTACATAGACCACATGGGCAATGATGCCTCTGTTGTTAGAGCAGCGCGTGTATCCTTTGCAGCTGATGCAACTGAGTTTAACGCTGAGAATGATACAGGGTTAATAAACTACCTCGCTAATCACAATCACTGGACTCCCTTTGCTCACACCTCAGTGACCCTACGAATGAATGCACCTGTTCCTATTAGGACTCAGTGCTTCAAACATAAGGTTGGCTTCTCTGAGAATGAAGAGTCACGTAGGTATATCAGTTCTATGCCTAGCTTCTACACTCCTGAACAGTTCCGTAAGGCTCCTGAAGGTAGCGTGAAACAAGGCTCTGGTGAGGATATGCATCCCATCGCTAATCGATACTGGCGTAGTAGTTTTAAGACTGTCTACACCATGTGTATGGACGCTTATGACACCGCTATCTCCGGTGGTATGTGTCCGGAACAAGCCCGCTTTATATTGCCGCAAGGTATGGAAGTGAGTTGGTATTGGACAGGCTCCATTGCTGCCTACGCCCGGTTCTGTAAACAACGTCTTGACCCTCACGCTCAGAAAGAAATCCAAGAGCTGTCTCAAGAAGTATCCAACATCATGGCTCAGCTGTTCCCTGTTAGTTGGGAAGCTTTGATGAGTTAAAGATTTTGGGAGTGAACCTTCTAGTGGGCAAACTCTAGAGTTAGGTAGCGACTTACCGCATTCGTGATATGCACGGACACTTCCCCCCCCTTATAGCACTATCGGAGATTCCCCCTTCGTTAGTGCTTTCTTTATGTCAATTGTCGGCGCTCATGCCAGAGGTATCAAAATGAGTAACGAAAACGAAGAGTTAGATCTTCCATTATTCCCCCTATCTTCCCGCGAACTACTAGTTCTTCTACATGAACATTACCCACCACGCTGTGTGGCTTACAACGAGTCTGAGATTAGTGCTCATCGTTATGCCGGTATGCGTGAGCTGATTGATGAACTAATGGTTTGGCAGGAGGAGGCTGATGAAACCCCAAGTACGCCTATGCATTAAGAACGACTTCGCTCCTATGCTCAGGATGGCTTCACTCATGCATCAAGAAAGTCCTGTCTATAAGGACCTAACTCTAGATGAGGCGAAGCTTTTAGACCTATGCCACTTGGCAGTCGCACACCCCGAACTCGCAACAATACTCGTAGCTACACACTCAGATGGTCGTATCATCGGCATGTTAGGAGCGGTAGCTACTCAAGAATACTTCGGCCCAGACACTACTACATGTGACCTATTCCTTTATGTTCTACCAGAGCATAGGGGAAGCATGGCTGCATTACGTCTCATTAAGAAATACCAGAAGTGGGCAGAAGATCTAGGTGCTACACGCATTAACTTAGGTATAACCACAGGTCTATTCTTAAAGGAGACAGGTAGGTTGTTTGAGGCAGCTGGCTTTACACACTCCGGTCATCAATATACAAGGATCAATTCTAATGGGAATTATTAAACACAGTCGTACAAAAGCTGAACAAGAGCGTAAAGCCGCTGCTGAACAAGCAATTAAGCAAGCTAAAGCAGCTAAGGCTAAGAAGAAAGAAGGGGACGAATAATGTGCTTCGGATCTCCATCTGCACCGCCTAAGCCTAAAGAAGCTCCCAAGGCAATTCTTCAGAAGCCTGAAAAACTTAAATCAAAATCTCAACGTGATGCTGAAACAGCAGCGGTTGAAGGTAATAAATCATTAGCTAAACAAAAGAACCGCAAATCTTTCCGCATTCAGCTTGGCTCCTATCTAGGTGGTTCAGGTAAGTCTGGCGGTGGTGGCAGCGGTTTGAGTCTATAGGGGTAGGGTATGACTGAAACAACCCAAGCTCGTTATGAGTCTCTAAAGGGTAGGCGTGAGCCTTTCCTTACTCGTGCGCGAGAGTGTTCGGCTATTACAATACCAGCACTATTACCACCACAGGGTCACAACTCTCACACAGTATTGCCTGCGCCTTATCAAGGCCTAGGTGCTCGTGCCGTTGTGAGCTTAGCTTCCCGCTTAATGATTGCTATGTACCCACCGGGTATGAGTTCGTTTCGTTTACAAATTCCGTCTGAAATCCTAATCCAAGAAGGTCAGCTGGAAACCGATCAGGAAACTGAACGTGGTCTAGCCCTATCTGAAAAGGCAATCAGTAACGAGATTGAACGAAAACAGTGGCGTCAGCCTACACACCTTACTCTTCAGTATCTTATTACTACAGGTAACGCCTTAGAGCAGGTACTTCCTGATAACCGTATTCGCGTCTTCCGATTAGACCAGTACGTTGTTGTGCGTGACATGACAGGTGATGTGACTGAGATCATCATTGAAGAGTACTTCTCTCCTACTAACTTACCCGAATCTGTTCGCTCCATGTTGAAGGCTGAAGATGCCCCAACACAACGTGTTCCAATATTCACGTCTTGTAAGAAGACGAACGAAGGGTATGAAGTTCATCAGGAAGTTAGTGGCACAAAGGTTGCTGATTCTGTAGGCGTCTATGATGTGTGTCCGTTCAACGCATTACGTTGGACTGCTGTAATAGGTGAAGATTACGGACGAGGCAAGTGTGAAGAACACTTAGGCGACCTCATGGCTGTAGACGGTTTGTCTAAGGCTATGCTTGACGGTGCAGCCTTGGCTTCACGACACATCATGATGATACGTCCTAACGCTGCTGGTGGTCTTAACCTACGCAGGCGTATTGCTAAAGCTGAAAACGGTGAGTATGTAGTAGGCAACCCTGAAGATATAGGGATGCTTGCATATCAGAACGCACCGGGACTTCAAGTAGCTAAGGCTGAACTGGCTGAGAAGAAACAAGAGATTGCTTCGGCGTTCTTGATGAACTCTAGCGTCCAACGCCAAGGCGAACGCGTTACAGCTTATGAACTTAAGATGATGGCTGAAGAGTTAGAAGGTTCCCTAGGTGGAGCGTTCTCTATGCTATCTCGTGATATGCAATCAGCTCGTCTTAATCGTCTCATCACTCAAATGCAGAAGCAGGGTAAGTTACCACCATGGCCTGAAGGCGTAGTTGAACCAACCGTTCTGACAGGATTAGAAAGTCTAGGTCGTGAGCAAGACGTTCAGCGTGTAGGCTCAGCTCTTCAATTCCTACAAGGACTACCTCCAGAAATCCTCGACTATGTACGTTGGGCGAAGCTGCTAGGTAAAGCCTTTAATGGTCTATCCCTTGAGGATGCTGTTAACACAGAAGAAGAAGTGGCTCAGAAGCGTCAAAGCCGACAGATGGAGCAGGGCTTAGGCTCAGCTGCTGAAGCTGGTGGTGCTGCAATGGCTCAACAAATGGTAGAACAGGGGGCGTAAGCCTCCTCGACTCACAGGATAATTAATGACAGACACAACAACAAAACCCGTACCCGGCTCAGATGAATACAATCAGCAAAAAGCTGACGAATTCAAACAGGGTCACGGAAAACCCTCAAGTGATAATGTAGACTCAGCCCCAACCGCTCCTAAACCGGATAACGGACAGGACAAGTTCTACAACGCTGAGACAGGTGAGTACAACTGGCAAGCACATGCGGCAGAACTTGAGTATCGCATGGGTCAAGGCAAAGATACGCCTCCAGCTGATGACGATAAAGGCACTGATCCTACTAAAGACGAACCTAGCGATCCTTCAGATGAAGCGGCAAAGGATGTCGTAAGTAAGGCAGGTCTGGACGTTGACTCATTAGTACAGCAAATCCAGCAAGACGGTAGTTTAAGCGATGATGCTAAAGCTGCTCTCGTTGCTCAAGGCGTAGACGCTAATCTTATTGACTCTTATGTCGAGAACTTAAAGTTCCGTATGGAGCATGAATCCAAATCAGCCCTCGACTATGTGGGCGGTGAAGAAGAGTGGAATAAGGTTAACGCATGGGCTGAGAACAACCTTAATGCTGACGAGAAAACAGCGTACAACGATACGCTAAATGGAGCAAACTGGAAGATGGCTGTTGACGCTATTAAGTCCCGCATGGGGCATACATCAGAGCCTAACTTAATGGTAGGCAATGAAGTGGGTAACTCAGCTACGGGTTACCGTTCACGAGCAGAGATGAAGAAGGATATGGCTAACGCTGAATATCGTACCAATCCTACCTTCCGACAGACAGTCATCGACAAGATGTCTGTATCCACCTACGACCTAGATCACAGCTAGGTCATACCGCCTCCTTCGGGAGGCACCTATTCTAAGGTAGCGCCAAGCCAGCGTTGCCCCCGATACGGTCGCACACCCAACACCCTGACATGACTAGGCTAGTTTATGTGGGTTAATTCCGTGCGCTCGTGAGAAGTACCTATGCATTGACCTGTTACGACAGACAATCCTTGTAGCGGCTACAACCTTAAAACCTTTCTACACATCTATCTATATCGTCCCGTCTTGGGACACACATTAAATTCTATTTATTACAGGGCATTATCATGGCTATTTCTAGCGTTACATCTGCACCATCACGCTTTGGTGCTGGACAAACTTCACCCGCTGACAATCGCGGTTTATTCTTAGACGTATTTGGTGGTGAAGTACTTACCGCCTTCGACATGGCTACAGTTACTCTTGACAAGCATAACGTCAAAACTGTAGGCGGCGGTCAGCGTTCATTCCGTTTCCCTAAGACTTGGAAAGCGACTGCTGAATACCATACTCCGGGTCAGGAGCTTATGGGTACTGACATCGAGACAGGCGAAATCGCCATCACTATCGATGACATCTTAGTATCTCACACTGCAATTGCTGACATCGATTCTATGTTGTCACACTTCGATGTGCGTTCTGAGTATTCTGCTCAGATGGGTCGTGCTTTGGCTCGCGTATTTGACAAGAACGTATTCCGTCAAATCATCAAAGCTGCTCGTACTGCTGGTGATGGTCCATTCCCCGGTGGTGACACTATTGTTGGTTTAGGCGCAGCCTCTACTGGCGCTGAGTGGATCGATGCGATCCGTCTAGCTAACCTTAAGTTCTTCAACTTGTCTGTTCCTGAAGAGCAGAAGCGTTACATGTCTGTATCTGCTGAAACCTTCAACAAGATCAAGTTCGCTAAAGACGCAAACGGTCAGTACTTAGTACTTGATGCCGATCTACGTCACAGTGGAGCTGGTGGTGTTGAAGGCCGTGCTGACTCTCTTACCATTGATGGTGTTGAGATCGTTAAGTCTTTGAACATGCCTAACTCTGACGAAACTGCAGATACTAGCGTGTACGCAAAGTACCGCGAAAACTACAGCACTACTCAAGGTGTTATCTGGACTGCTGATGCTGTTGCGACAGTTAAGCTAATGGATATTGGCTTTGAATCAGAGCGTGATACTCGCCGTCTAGAAGACTTCTTGGTTGCCAAGATGTTGACAGGCCACGGTACTCTACGTCCAGAGTGCGCTATCGAATTAACTTCGTAGTCCACCCCCCAGGTTCTAATTAGTTAGAGCTATAAGCCTCACCTTCGGGTGGGGCTTTTTTTCTTATATGAGGTTCTTATGTTCACGAAACTCGATGCCGTCAATCAGATCCTCGAATCAATTGGCGAAGATCCAGTATCATCTTTAAGTTCTGGCCTGCCTGATGCAGAAGCAGCAGAACGTATTCTCAACAGAGTGTCCCGCGAAGTACAAGCCAAAGGTTGGCTGTGTAACCTTGAACGCGATTACTCTATGGCAATTACTGCCAACCAAACTATTCCCTTGTCGTCAGACATTTTACGGATTGATACCGTAGGTAAGGACAGAGCGATAAACGTCACCGTCCGTAAGTATCTAAATCAATCTCACCTTTACAATATTGCAGATCACACATTCATCTTCACTGGCTCAGTCACCGTAGACATTGTGTGGGAGCGAGACATCGGGGACTTAACTCCCGAACTTCAACTGTACATCACAGCTAAAGGCGCAAGACGCTTTCAAGAATCTGAACTAGGTTCCGTAGCTGCTGACCAATTTGCCGTACGTGCTGAGCAAGAAGCTTATGCTTCCTTAATGGATTCTGAGGCTGAAGCTGAAGATTCTAATGCCTTAACTGATAGCGCCTATTGTCGTTACATCATAGGCCGTAACCATCCACTAGCTGGGAGATAATCATGGGTAAACTGGTCGAACAAACCCTCCGCACTATGTACCAAGGCGTAAGTCGTCAACCAAGTACTGTACGCTTACCCGGTCAGGTAGAGGAAGCTGAGAATGTACTTTTCTCTGTAGTCTCAGGCGGGTTCTCTAAGAGGCCGGGTACTCAGCACTTAAAAAACACAGTAGTAAATGATAGTGACATCGCACTCTATGGCTACGAAAGAGACGCTGCCGAAAAGTATCTAGTCATGGTGGGTAACGGAACTATCTACGTCTATGATGTAGCAGGCAATCAGATGGTTGTAACAACCCCTTCAGGTACAACTTACCTAGAGGCTGCTACACCTTCTCAAGACTTTTCCTTCACTACTATCGCTGACCACACCCTTATAGCTAACAAGCAGGTAACTGTAGCTATGTCAGACGATGGTGTGTTTGATGCAACCACTATGCCTCACGTATTGGTGCGCGAGGCTGACGCAACCTTCACCTTTAAACCTTCAACTCTATACACTAAACGTCCTACCATAGATCCAGATTATTATTCCTCACCAAACGTGACTTACAGTTTGACGGATAATGCTGGTGGTCGGTTTGCTATCGATGCAGCTACCGGTTTAGTTACTGTTGCTGACCCGGCTTTATTCAATGCCACTACAAATGTTTCACACCCAATAACAGCTAGCGCGGTTAGTGTTGACGGAACAACCAACAGTCAGACTTTCAACATTTATGTGTACGCTTCATCTGTAGGAACTATTAGTGATGATGACCCTGACTTAGACTCTCCAGATGTTAATGGTATGGTGTTTGAAGGAGCACAAGTAGGCGATCTAGTAGGCCTTACGGTCTTTGCTGAAGACAGGGTAAAGAATGCCCAACCTAAAGTGGCAATCTTACCAGCTGATTTAATACCTACGCCTGATTTCGTAGGACATAAAATATCAGACATTACTTTCTTCCGTAACCGACTAGGTCTTGTAGCTGACGAGACAGTGTTCTTCTCACAGGCTAGTGACTATACAAACTTCTGGCCTAAGACCGTAGCGCAAGTTATAGACTCTGATGCTTTTGGTCGAACAGCTTCTAGCTCACAGGTTAACCTAATCCGTTTTGTTGTTCCTTTCCGCAAGGCTTTATTCTGTTCTGCAGACACCGCTCAGTTTGAACTATCCGCTAATGCAGCCTTAACCCCTTCAGCTACAACTATAGATATCGCAACAATGTACACCGCTGAATCACTATGCAGGCCTATAGGCTTTAGAGATGAGCTGTACTTTGCTTCGCGTAGTGGTAGTAGCGCCGTTCTATTTGAGTATTACTACAGTGATACCTCGGTAGGTCATACAGCTAACGATGTCTTAATACATGCCTCTGGTTATGTACCAGCTCCTATCACCCATTTAGTTGGGGATACTGTAACTGGAACCATTCTAGCTTTGAGTGGTGCAGATCGTTCCTCCATCTATGTCTATAAGACCTTTTGGTCCGGTGATGAAAAGGCCCAATCGGCTTGGTGTAAGTGGACGTTTGGTGAGAATACGGTAATACATAGTGTTACTACTCTAGGTGGCGATCTATTCCTTGTGCTATCCCGTAATGGTGTAGTGGCTATTGAGAAGATGTCACTTAACGGTGACGAGAAACCTGAGCACTTTAAGTATCCTCTACGTTTGGATTCGTTACAGCACATCACAGGTACTTATGATTCTGTCGCTAATACCACCAGCTATGTTAGTCAGTATCCCATAACTGAAAACACGGTAGCTATTGTTGATACAGCGAATGCAGCTAGTAACCTGAAAGGTCGTTTAATTACAACCACAGGTGTTAGCGGTAATACGCTTATATCAACTGGGGATCAAACCGGTAACCCTATCTACATAGGTAATAACTACCTCATGTCGGTTGAACTATCCAAACAGTTTATCCGAGAAGGTAATGACGACACTACAGTTACGACAGGTAGGCTACAGCTCAAACGTATCTACTTCGATTATAAGGACTCAGCGTTCTTGCAGGTTGAAGTAACACCCCACAAACGTACACCCCGAACGTTTACGTTTAATGGCTCAACCGTGGGTGGTTTAATCCAAGCCTCTCCTAATCTATTAAGCGGTGTTTTTGATGCCCCTGTTAGATCACAAGGCAGTACAGCAATTATTAAAATCCTTAACCCAACATATCTGCCATGCACAATTACAAGCGCAAAGTGGAAAGGGTTCTTTAACGAGATGACTCGACAGGAGTAACTATGTGCATCACAGCAATTATAGCCTCGGCAGTAGCAGGCTTAGCCTCAGCCGCTCAACAGGCAAAGATAGCTAGTGAGTCTACGGAACGTGCTTATGCGGCAGAAGAGAAAAACCTTGATCTTGTTTATCTAGAGAACAACCGTTTACAGCGGGAGTCTCATGAGATTTACGACTCGGAGGTACACGATAGAGTGCGTCAAGCTAATAGAGAGCTTGGTGCGCTGACTGTACTAATGGGTGAGACAGGTGCTTCTTCTTCTTCCATAGCAGGTCTTTCAATTGACTCAGCTTATACAACAGGTATGGATGTATCACGCATCAATACGAGTAGAGGTAACCAAATCGAATCACTGCAGGCTAACAAGCGAGCAGGGAAGATGGGGTACCTAAATCAAACAACACTCGCTTATAACCAAGGTGCAGCTGCGGTAGCTAACGCTAACTCAAATGCTATTGGATCTATAACAGGCGGGATGTCTAGCTATGGTAAAGCCACTGCTAAGACAAAACAATATAACAATCAGCTTAACGGCTTAAACAACGACTTATCATAGGAGGCGGTAGATGCCTGAATTATCAAACACTGGTTCTGGTGCTCGCACGACTCGTTCTGGACGCAGTAACAACCAGCTTCAAACACGAGCAGGGGCTACAGCCAAAGTACAAATCAAGGGACGTGCTCTTGCAACAGAGAATAGCCAATCAATCATGAGTGGTGGATTAGCCCAAGCTAGTGCCGTGGGTAATCTTGGAGCATCCATCAGTAGCTTCTTTGGCGCTGTTGAGCAGATTGATTCTGATCTAACACAAGTGGAACGGGCTGAAGAGCTTCGCGTAGCTAGTGAGGCTAGGAACGAGCGTGACAAGTTAAAAGAAGCTAGTCATATAAACATAATTAACAATTCATCCAACAGTCTATTTACAGGAGCTAAGACCTCGGTCATTGATACTCATAATGTGATGGATGGTTCTAGCTTAGCCTCTGGGCTTGATGAATATTATGATGTCAATAACGAGGACACAGGTGATGATTTATTAGAGCAGCGTAAAAAGAACGCTTATGATAATAAGGTTATGCCTCACCTAACTCTGGCGGCTGAAGGTCGCGCTAAGGAGATAAGGGTACAAGCCCTCCAAGACGTAACCTCTTCTATAATGTCCCGAACAACTCCTATGACTACGGCGTCCTTTGCGAACGACTTCGATATGCTTAGTGCTATAGCTCCTGAAAAATCAGATTCTGTACTGTCAGCTAGTTTACTATCGACCTACATAGAAGCAGCTAAGAAGAATGGCAAGATGCCTCAGCTTTCAAAGTTTGTTTCTGAAGCAGCTGTCATTAAGAAGGGTGAAGAGTTCCAGACGTTTGCTGAACGTTTCCCTATTAAGTCCGCAGAAATGTTGGCACGGGGTTGGTCTGAACACCAAGCAAATCAAACCCAAGAGTCTAATGAAGCAGCTAATGATTTACGCACCGCAATAGGCTCTCTAGAGCTAAACGCGTATAGTGATGAAGACCTCGCTGCAGCCACGTTACAAGCTCAGCAGTTTACCAATCTATACGGTGACCGTTCTAACTTCAATAGCATACTGGCTGTCCTTGATGAGAAGGCAGTACAGTTAGGTAAGCAACAAGCAGAACTAACACGGTGGGGTCTTTTACACCTAGGTAAGCCTAGTAATATGAAGATGGAAGATTACAATCAGAATCAACTATCTAAGTTTCTGTTGGACCCTACTACTAACTTCCTAGACGCTGACTTAGATGATGCTACTTTCTCAACGGTGTCTTCCACCTTAGCTATGGCAATTAATAATCACGAAGGGATGATGGGTTCTGTATCTAAGAAGGTTAAGTCTTCTATCTCTGGCATGGTTGCTTCTAAAGACAAGCACACTCAGCTGCGAGGCTTTCAAATATTACAGAAGCTCAATAAGTTAGACCCGGAAATGTCAGCACGTATGCTATCCGGCAACCCAATTGCGGGTGCTATATATGATGGCCTAGCTAATGACAACGGAGCGGCTAATCTTCAGTTAGGTATAGATGTTGAGAATGAGGTTTTATTTAACGCACTGACTGATAAGGATACCTTAGAACGTCATAGGGCTGAGCTGATTGCGGACGTTGATGTGGAATCTTTAGATCAGGTTTTCTCATCTATGAATTCTGATAGCTTCTTCTGGGACAACGGTAACATGGAGAAAGTAGCTGACTTCTTAGGACAAAGTGATGACGATATTTTCGTTGTTCCCGGCGGTCCTGTGGAGAAAGCTTGGATGAACCAGTTCCTTGCTCTACGCATAGCTTCTGAACACAGCGGTATTACCTTAGATAGTGGCGACCTTGCAGATAAAACTTGGGACTTAATACGTCCTACCTTAACTGCTGAAAGGGTGAGCGAGAATAGCTATCGTGTATCCATAGGTAATAAAGTTAAACCAGTAAATCACCTATCTTCCGTACAAGCGGATGGGTCGTTGCATAACCAGTTGGCTGATGGCACAAGTATCGTTAACCCCTACCAACCTAACGAAACAGTTAACACTAGTGCGAACATGGATAATTCCGTTCAAACTATCTCTAGCTGGAGCATTTTTGGTGATGGTGAGGTTGGTTACCGGGCTATTGATGATGGTAGTGGTAAGTCACTTGTTACACATACGAATGCTTTAAACATACCTGAAGATATTCAGTTTGGTGTAGGAGCTTCATATGACTTAACTGGTGATTGGGTGTTGGGTGAATACCTTATACCTGAACGAAAGCCTGTTCATTTGGAACTTACAGGTGACGTAGCGTTAGACCAGTTATCTCTACAAGCTATCCAAGGTGATCTTCCGGAATCTATGCAGCTAATCCCACAGTATCCAGCAGGAACATCAGCTGCTGAACGTAAGGATGGCACAGTAAAAGCTGAACGTTACAAGATCAGTGTTTATCCACACTTAACTAAGGAACAAATCCCTGCTACGTTCCACACACCTGAAGTTATGGAAGAGCTTAGTAAAGGCGGTCATGTTAATCCTCAAGAGGAGCGACCTCCAGAACTACAAGGTTTTGACAAGCGTCCTAATAAAGACCACAAGTGGCAAGAAGATCAAACCATAACTAAAGATCGCCTACCCTTCACTAACCTCCAGTCTCAAAGCGACTCAGATCACAATACGATTATGAAAGCTGCCGTAATGGATGAGTTAAAGAATGAAGGTGCTGTTAGTCCTACCGTAGGCTTAACGTCAGAAGCGTTTTCTTCTATGGCTGGGTCTGCTGAAGACTTTAGTTGGTTTATTCAAGAAGCATTCACAAAGGTAAAGGAGCATATGGGTACTGATTCAGATCCTACTTATCAAGCCAAACGGTTTGAGATGATTGGCGAGCGTGAAGCTTGGAGATCGGGAGCTTACTGGGATGGTGTTGAGAAAGCTAATGGCGGTAAAGGCTACCGTACTGTTGGTTTTGGATTCAATCTAGATTCAGTAGGTCATAAAGATCTATTTAAGGAAACCCTGAAAGTCGGGGATGATTACTATAAGTCCGTTTACGAAGGTACTGCAGATATTACTGAGGCTCAAGGCCGTAAGTTATTTGACGCTGCTGTAGGCGAGGCCGAATCAATAATCGACAATCGACTTAAAGGCGTTGATCTAAACCATCAACAACGGTTAGCACTTGTTTCTATGGCGTACAACTCGCCTAAACTAATCGGTAAAAACTTAGTTGGTCAACTTAAGTCTGGAGACTTGGAAGGTGCTGTGCAGGAGATCCTGTACAAATCTAACGGTTCCCGGATGCTTGGCCTTTACAACCGCCGCTATGAGGAAGCCCTAACATTTGTTGGAGCTAACAGAGCGAACGGTATTCCTTCCTACCTGTCCTATATGGCTGATGTTTTACCTGCAAAGTACGGCATAAAGCTAGCTGATCAGGAATTGTCGGATGTAGTTAAAGGTACTAGCTAACAAAGGTGATACATGGACTTAATTCGTTCATCAACAACGCCGGCAGAGGACGCATTCAACCGCGTCCAGACTGTCGATTTAAACACAGCCGTAGGGCCACAAAGTAACGTACAGGCTATAGGTGACGAACAGCCCGGTACATTAGAAACAGCAAAGTCCTTCTATCAAAATGAAACCCTAGTGGGTACAGCTGTAATGGCTATGGGAGAGTGGGGTCATGGACCTCGTGATCCTTCATTCAACGTATACCGCCACTTCAATGATAACAAGGAATCGTTAAAGGACATGGAAGTTTATGTCCGACAAGGCATGTTCGATTCTGTAGACAACAAGGAGCACTTCGATAAGAGATCCGCGCGTCTTCGTCAGGAGCTTACTAACCGTGACAACATGATGAACGGCACCTTTGCCGGTAACATGCTGGGTATGGGCTTATCCCTGTTAGATGTAATGACCTTGGTTCCCGTTCTGGGGCAGGTCAAAAAGGGTAAATCCTTAAAGACCGCACTAAACTACGCTGGTAAATCTGCCGGGATAGTTGGTGCTCAAGAAGTCGCTATGCATCAAATGCAGGACTTCCGGACAATGAACGAGTCCCTGTTCAATATGACAGCTGCTGCTACGCTAATGTCTGCGGTAGGTGGATACAAAGGGTTCAAGGCTGGCGGTGGTACAACTATTACCCAAGCTATTGGTAAGGCAAACGATGGACTAGCTAAAGGTGTTGAATCAGCAGCTACGTCTGTTAATAAAGCATTGCCTAAGTCAGTAGAACAGTACGAGGCCTCAGTTAAGTCTGTTGACTCAGTAGGTGCAGCTAAGGTTGCTGATACATCTGAATCTGTAATGGCAGGTACTAGAGGTAAAGTAGCTAACGCACTTGATAAGGCTACTACTTGGGTTGATAAAGTCACCCCTGTAGGACGTTCGTACGCATGGTCTGTTGAGGCCGCTCGTGATGTGACCCAACGTCTTATGGACACAGGTGGTCGTATTAACAAAGGGCATGCCGCTGGTGAAGTGACGCTTAATGCTGAGTCTATGAAGAATGCTTTAAAGACTGAGTATGATTCACTTCTTCTCCGGAATGAGAACCTAGTAGTGGAACTGAACGTTAAGTTAGCTGGAGTAAGCCGGGTAGCTCAGCAGTTGAAGAATGATGGTACTCGTGCAGTTAACTTCTTGCAGAGTTCAACCGGTCAGGCTGAGACATTCCAAATGGGTTTGTTAAAGACTCAAGATTTTAATGACTACGTTGTACGAACCTTACATGACTACGCTGATGGAGACTATCTCGCTAAGCTGGAAGGCACTTGGGGTAAGGACAAAGCTAAGATGATCGATGACGCCGCTAAGCAAATGGCTAATGAGATCAATGTAGCTAACCGTCACTTAGAAGACCAAATGGTTGAGCACGGTTTAATTACCGAGCGTCAGCGCATGGGTGATGACTACAAGATGGCTCAGTTGTGGAACAGTAAAGTTATCGGTGAGGACACTCATGTAGCTCGTGACTTCTTCTTAAAGACTCTACAAAGCGAACCTGCTGAAGAGTTCATTGAAGACTTCGGTATGAATCTGGATCAGTACGCTAAGCTAGGTGTTGAAGACATCTCTATTAAGGTCGGTGATGAAGAGAAGCTCATTACTAAAGCTGAAGGTCAGCAAATTAAACGTGAGATCCTAGAGGATTGGGCGGGGGATAACTTCGAGAAAGCTCTTCAAGAAGTTGAACAGGCTGCTCTTCAAGCCCTACAAGCTGAGAAGACTGCTCGTAAGTCTATGGTCGAGGCTGCTGCTGTTATAAGGCAGAACACGACTAATATTAAGAACCTCTCCGTCAAGGCGGCTAAGGATGTTGTCCGTACAACTCAGGAACACATTGAGTTAACTAAGGCATCACGAAGCAAAGCTCAGGCTGAGATAGCTGAAGCACAGGCAGAACTTAAAGGTAAACTCCATAAGGAGTATGCCCAACAGATCGCTCACGTAGAGGCCGGTCCTACAGCTCGTGCTCTAACAACCGCTAACCAGAATCTTCGTAAGTTGATGAAAGTTAAAGGCGCTCTTGAGCAAGACCCTAAAGCAATTAAGCAAGCACAGGAAGAACTTGTGCAAGCTGAGATCTCTCATACCGTAGCTATCGATGATGCGTGGCGTACACTTAAAGTGAACACACCTGAGATGGCTAAGTACAAAGAGAAGGCCTTAGAGGCTAGACGTAAGATGCGTAAGGCTGAGAGTAAGATTGAAGCTAAGCAGAAGCGTGTAGCTGAGCTAGAAGAGGCGGTTGGTAAAACAGAAGCGGCTATTAAGCATACTCGGAGCTTGAACAAGGAAACTCGTCAAGCCTACAAAGAGATGAAGAACGCGTGGATGAAGACGGCGAAAGGCGCTAAGAAAGCTGGTCGTATTAATCGCCGAGCTGGTAGTGCTAAGAACATGGTGGAAACGGTAGACGAGCTGGTGGGTAACCTTCAGCATAGTCAGAAGTCTCCTCAAGGTGTTCTTCACGAAGCGATGTTCCAAGGTGGGCGTAGTAAGAGCCGTAAGATTCATCTCACTCCAGAGCAAACTCGTGAGGCCCATGACTTAGGCATACTTAAGAAAGACTTGTTCTTTGTGTTGGATAAACAGTGGGACGAAGTGACGGCTAGATTAGCCTTGCGTAAGACATTCGGCGACAACGTTAAGTTGGACCTTAGTGATCTGAAAGAAGACATAGCGCGTAAGTACGATGAGGAAATCAGTTACCAGCGTGGACGGAATAAGAAGTCCTCTCACCTAGCTGCTGAAAAGGTTAATGTATTAAAGGATGTTGATGGACTATTAGACCGTCTGTACGGACGTGCTGGTATGCCTGACGACCCTGATAGTGCTTTGTTCTGGGCTACCGGTAAAGCTCGTGAGTATAACTTTGCACGTTTTGGTGTTGAGTTTATAGTCACATCTATGACTGACCCGGCTAACATGATTCTGACGAATGGCTTTGGTGTCTACAGTAAGAAGTACTTTGATGCATCAGCTAGTATCCTGAAGGATGCTCCTGACGATGTTATACATAAGATAGCTGTAGCATCTGAGCGTTTACTACATAATGCTCGTCATCTGAAGTTGTCTGGTTCTGATACCTTTAACCAAGGTCTTGGTATAGGCGCTACAGGATCTACAAAGCAAAAGGTTACTGCTAACGTTGACCGCCTAACAGGTGGTATGAACGAGAAGGTTAACGTCATATCTGGTCTTAGTGCTTGGAACACAAAGCAAAAAGCCATGACGATGATCTTTCAGCAAGACAAACTTGTGGACATTGTTAAGAACCCTAGTCAGCTAACTGATCTTTATCGTGCTCGTCTCGCTACTATCGGCATAGGCCCTGACCAATTAAGTTTGTGGAACAAGATGGCTAAGGAGTTTGGCACGTCCTCGGATAGAGGCGTTAAAAGCTTTGACGCTCAGAACTGGCAGACCCGTAATGAGCTTCCTTATAACGAATCTCGTCAGGCCTTTGAAGATGGTAAGAAGCTGCTTAAAGATGGTCAGATCGAAGGTGATGATTTAGATGTTCTTAAAGCTACCATGGATGCTGAGTATGCAAAGTACGCCGAAGGCCGTGAGGCTTATACTTCGTTTGTATCCTCTATGAGACAAGCAGCTGACCGGGGAATCATGACTCCAGGAATAGGGGATACTCCTCTACTAATGGATGGCGCTTCCGCTAAGATGCTGATGCAGTTCCAGACGTTTGGTTTTGTAATCATGAACAAGATGATAGCTCCTGCCGCTCAGCGTATGCATCATTACCGTGACGTTGAGGCTGTCGCCTCGATGGGTATGGCGTTAGCTCTAGGTGGTATGGTTACTATCTCTAAGGATCTAATCCGTGGTGGTGAAATCAAAGAGCGTTCAGCTGGCGAATGGACACGCGATGTACTTGACCGTTCTGGTCTACTTACATGGTTGTCTCCTTACATTGCCGCCATAGAGAAGACCACCGGCTTAGGCGCGGGTGGTTCACGTTTCCAAGCAAACAATACTATAGGTCAATTACTAGGTCCTACCATGGGTCTAGCTAGCGATACTATCGATGGTTTAAACGCACTATCTGATCCTAATCAAGAGGCAAGCGACAAGCTAAAACAGCTTGCTCCTTATCAGGCTCTCTTTAAGTTATCCAACTTAACCTCCGATTAGTAAAACCCTTAAGCCCCTCAGTCGAGGGGTTTCTTTTATCTATAATTCATAGGAGTCCTTATGGCTTACTCTTATGTGTCTTATATCGCCGAAACAGGTCAGACACAGTTCACTATACCTTTTAACTACCTCGATAAAGAACACGTCAAGGTTATGATTAACGGTGAACTATATGAATCCTTTGGTTGGTTTTCAGACACACAAATTCAAATTCTAGCGGCTACCAATGGTGACCGAATATACATCTCACGGGAGACTTCTCCTGAAGCGCGTTTAGTTGACTTCGTTATACCCGGTCAGCTAACAGAAGAAGACCTCGATACAGCCTTTACTCAGATCCATAACCTCTCCCAAGAAGCAGTAGACCAATCACAACTAGGTGTCTATGAGGACGTAGCCACTGGCAACTTCTCAGTTAAAGGTAAAACCCTTACAAATATCGCAGAACCTGTTGACCCTGCTGATGCTGTAACCAAGGCCTACGTTGATAATATTAATCTAGGCGTAGACTTTAAGTATTCCGACATCTTAACTAAACACACAGATGTGTCAGTTAAACACACAGACGTAGTGTTGATACGTGATGAGCTATATGGCTTAACCACGCACATGACTGCGCTTCCTTATGGGGCTACAGGTTCTGTTGCCTATAACGCAAACACCGGTGAACTTACCTTCTCACTATCTGAAGGACCTCAAGGCCCAATAGGTGCCACAGGTAATGCCGGAGATACAGGACCTCAAGGACCCTTTGGTCCTCAAGGTGTTATTGGTCCTGAAGGCCCTCGTGGTATTCAAGGAGAATTAGGTAACACAGGTGCTGTAGGTGACCAAGGTGTTACAGGTAGCCAAGGCCCCCGTGGCACAGCAGGCCCGTTAGGTCCAACAGGACTTCAAGGTGGTGTTGGTGACGAAGGTCCTCTAGGTGCTACAGGTGACACAGGATCTCAAGGCCCTGAAGGTGGTGACGGCCCAATGGGTCCCGTAGGCGCTTCAGGTTCTCAAGGACCTACAGGTGACACAGGATCTCAAGGCCCTGAAGGTGGTGATGGTCCGTCAGGCCCAACCGGTCCTCAAGGTACTCAAGGCCTAACCGGTGATACAGGTTCTCAAGGCCCGGTAGGAAGTGAAGGCCCTATTGGCGCTATTGGTTCTACAGGTACTCAAGGTCCTACCGGATTGACAGGTTCTCAAGGCCCTGTTGGCGGTGATGGTCCATTAGGCCCTGTTGGTACTCAAGGTCCTACAGGTGCAACTGGTGACACAGGCCCCCTAGGTCCCGTTGGTGACACAGGCCCCCTAGGTCCTACAGGTTCTCAAGGAACTACAGGCACCACAGGTGAGGCTGGTCCTCAAGGTGTTGTTGGTGATACAGGCCCTCTTGGCCCAACCGGAACACAAGGCCCAACTGGAGCTACAGGCTTCACAGGTGCTCAAGGTCCTGATGGTGATGACGGTCCGCTAGGTCCGACAGGTTCTCAAGGAACTACTGGACTAACTGGAGCTACAGGAACACAAGGTCCTATCGGTGATTCGGGTCCTCTAGGCGCTACTGGATCACAAGGTACTCAAGGTATTCAAGGTGCTACTGGCCTACTAGGTGCTACAGGTTTAGATGGTCCATTAGGCCCTGTCGGTCCTCAAGGTACTCTAGGTGCTACTGGTGATACAGGCATTCAAGGACCTGTTGGAGATGCTGGTCCGTTAGGAGCAACAGGCCCTCAAGGTTCTCTTGGTGCTACAGGTTTAACGGGTGCTACAGGTGCTACAGGTTTAGACGGTCCATTAGGTCCTATCGGCCCTGTTGGTTCTAAAGGTGCTGTAGGCGACACAGGTTCACAAGGACCATTAGGTAACGATGGCCCACTAGGTGCTACAGGATCGCAAGGACCCACAGGTACTACAGGTCCGATTGGTCCATTAGGCCCTCAAGGTATTCAAGGTGACTTCGGTAACCAAGGCCCTGTCGGCGACCAAGGTCCATTAGGTCCTGTAGGTTCCGTAGGTGACGCTGGTCCATTAGGCCCAACTGCATTAGGACTTGCCTTCGGTAACTTCTACATGGACCCAACAACAGGAATGCTAACTATCGAATATTACGGTAGTGCCGCAGACCAAGACTTCTCAATCAATTCTAACGGTGAACTAGAGGTAACAATCTAATGCCAACTTTAAATATAGGCAAGGTACGTATCGCATGGAAAGGCCAATGGTCTTCTGCGACAGCTTACGAAACCTTTGACGCTGTTGAACACAATGGTGCGTCATACGCAGCACTACAAGACTCAGCTGCTGGTACTGTCCCTTCTGCTCAAGCAGCCGTATGGCAGCTAATGGCAGCAAAGGGTAACTCAGGATCTACTGGCGCTACAGGCAACATTGGCCCACAAGGTACTCAAGGACCTACCGGTTCTACAGGCCCACAAGGCATTGACGGTGATACAGGTGGACAAGGTCCTACTGGTAACACAGGCCCAACAGGCGGCATCGGCGGTGTGGGTCCTCAAGGGGATACAGGCTTAACCGGTGCTCAAGGCCCTCTGGGTAATACAGGTGGAATTGGTCCTACAGGTTATACAGGTATCACAGGAGATGCTGGTGGTACGGGACCACAAGGTCCTATAGGCAACACTGGCCCTACTGGATTAACTGGCTCCACTGGCCCTCAAGGAGACTTGGGTGGTACAGGTCCTCAAGGCCCAACTGGCCTTACAGGTTCCACGGGACCTAAAGGTTCCACAGGTGGAGTGGGTGATGACGGTGCTACAGGTTCTCAAGGACCTATTGGCAACACAGGACCTGTTGGTTCTACTGGTTCTACAGGTAGTACAGGCCTAACAGGCGGTACTGGTCCTCAAGGCCCTGTAGGTAACACAGGTGGTACAGGTCCAACAGGCCCTATCGGTATTACAGGTGATGACGGTGCTGTTGGTTCTCAAGGACCTATCGGTAATACCGGCGGTACAGGCTCTACTGGACCAACTGGTGGAACAGGTCTTACAGGTGGAACAGGACCACAAGGCCCAGTGGGTAACACAGGCGGTGCGGGACCAACAGGTCCTATAGGCATTACTGGTGATGATGGTGGTACAGGACCTCAAGGCCCAATTGGTAACACTGGTGGTACAGGACCTACAGGTTCTACAGGTCCAACCGGTGACACTGGTTCTACAGGTGGAACAGGACCTAAAGGTTCCACAGGTTCTACAGGCGGTGTTGGTCCTCAAGGAGGCACAGGCCTCACTGGTGGTACAGGTCCTCAAGGTGGAACTGGACTTACTGGCGGTACAGGTCCTACAGGTTCTACAGGCCCAACAGGTAATACAGGCGGTACAGGTTCTCAAGGTCCGATCGGTGACGATGGTCCAACAGGCGGTGTTGGTAGTACTGGTCCTCAAGGGGCGAAGGGCAACACTGGTAGTACTGGTCCTCAAGGCACTGCTGGTGCAGAGGGTGATGATGGAGCACAAGGTGTTCAAGGCTCTACTGGTAATACAGGAGCTACGGGTATTACAGGTTCTCAGGGTTCTACAGGTTCTCAGGGAACAACTGGTCCTGAAGGTGACATGGGTCCAACGGGGCCTATCGGTCCACAAGGCCCTATCGGTCCTCAAGGACTCACGGGTAATACTGGTAATGCTGGCGCTCAAGGCCCTAAAGGTAATACAGGCAGCACAGGTTCTCAAGGTCCTAAAGGTAATACAGGTAATACCGGTTCTACTGGAGGCGCAGGTTCTCAAGGTCCCGTTGGTGCAACATTCTCTATGTCAGGTACGACCCTGAACATCACTACTTAAGGAGGCAATATGAGTCAATCAATTGCTTTAGGTAATGTTAGCACCACTAACTTTAATGGTAGTGCTGTGCAGAAAATAAACCTCAATGGTGCTCAGATATGGTCAGGCTTGTTTACACAACAAATGACGGTTGGCTCTTGGTCTACTAATGATAAAATACCTCTAAGCGACTACGGCTTTGGTTACAACTTCTTCAATGACGGAGCAATGTACGGTTACCTTGCCGACTTAACGCCTCAAGGCCTTAATGGAGCAGAAGTATATGATGTCAGTGATGGTGGTTTAAGTGGTTATACCACTCTTGGAACCCTAAGTCTGGAGGTAGGTGTTCAAGGAGGCGTTATGGGTGTAAATGACTTTAGTAAGATGGTACTTAATGGCCGTGAGTGGAATACACATGGGACTCCCGTTGCTTCCACAGACCAACCTACAATTTTGGCAGGGTCGACCACTGTTGGGTATTCCTCTGGCCAACAAATTATAGACGGCGTGGTCTACTCTACCTATCACTGGGCCTACGATGTTTTAAATGGGGGCCAAGCTAATCCACAGGATTGCTATTTAGGGAGGCAGCTTGGAAACGTTCAGACTGTTATAGGAGCCGTGGGCGCACAAGTAGGCCTTAGTTTTCAATAACAGTATAAAGAGGACATCAACATGATGTACGCACAATTAATAACAGAAGTCTCACCCGAGGACTTCGACAGGCTATATGCTTCTAGTGAGCCTTATATGCTTGGAGGAAATCTTGGCCCTAACCTATCCTTAACTAGATCAAGTTTAGGGAGGGTAGAGGCTGATTTGGTGGACAGGGTTAAGTCAAGCTTAAACCTGAAGCTTTTTGAGATGCTAAGTTCAGACGTTGTGTTTGAACTGCGTGAAGTAGGTACAGATGTATTGTTAATGATACAGAGTGGGACTGTGGATGCCCAAGGAACTTTCAATGTTGTACTAAGCCTCTTTGCTCCTGATGCTTCTGGGTCACTAGCGTGGGTTCATGCTCCACCAAGTAACTTCGTTGTAGAAGAACTAATGGAACCTACAGGAATCCAGCGAATCATCCTTCATCCCCGTGGGGATAACATGGTCAAGTTCATACTTGCTATGGGGGGTACTCGTATATCTGATGGGCCAAAAGGAGTGCGCTATCGGACCCCTTGGGGCTGGGATGGTTTCCCTGATGATGAGTACGTAGAGCCGTGACAGCATACGAATGGATAGTTCCAGCCTCAGAGGAAGTTGGACTTGGTTGGGGTTGGGAGTTTACGCCCTTAGCCACTGAGTCCCCTTCAATCTCTGTACCACCAATGAAACAACCAGCAACAGGGACTATCTATGGAGGATGGTATGGACCAATATAACGAAAGAGTCACTAAGATAGAGTGGAGAGTTGATGGTCATGAGAATGAAATCTCTATCCTCAAGCAAACCTCCACTGACTTAAAGACAACCCTTGAAATAATCACCATGACTCTCAAGCAAATCAAATGGATTGCTATGGGCGCAGGCGCTGTTGTGTTTGCGGACCAATTAGGAATTATGGGTGTGCTTAAACTAGCGGCCCTATAACAAACTAGGAAAAACAACATGGCATCTCTCAATCCCTTCGCGGGGATTGCTGGGAGTGTCATGGAAGGTCTTGATGACCTGTTCACGTCTGACGAAGAGAAAGCGAATGCTACCCTTCGACTGACCGAAGTCCTCCAGAAACCCCACAACTTACAAGCGATGGCAAACATCGAAGGCGCTAAGCATAGCTCCGTGTTTGTGGCTGGATGGCGTCCTGCAATAGGGTGGGTATGTGCAATTGGTCTTGGTTACCAGTTCCTTATCCTCCCGTTTGCTGGACTCATCAACGCATTCCATGCATTACCGGCAGAACTCCCCGCTATCCAAGCGGCTGAACTCTCAACTCTCGTCATGTCCCTCCTAGGATTAGGTGGACTAAGAAGCTACGAGAAAGCTAAAGGAATAACCCGATGAAAAAAACTAGTGCTGACCTCAAGGGTTCGCTACTTAAATCTTTATGTGACCGGGTAGAGAACGGTGAGTTAGACCCACGGTCTGGCGAGCAAATACCTGCACCCGCAAGCACACTTAACGCTGCTGTTAACTTTCTAAAGCAGTTCCCACCTGAAGAGATGGTTGTCCAGACAGACAATAACCTGTCCGACACCCTTAAGAAGTACACCAACGTAATGCCTATCAAGGCAACTAACTAATCGAGGAGGCTTCACAACCCCTTCGTTAATCGAGGAGGCTTCGTGCCTCTTCACTACCCATCATTAAGGCAAGCCTATGCTCAACCCCTACATGATTGACGATAAGCCTCACTGGCAAGCCGCGTTCCCTGAAGAACTATGGCCTGCGTTTGATGACTTTCGTAACTTCCTAGCCATTGTGTGGCACCACCTCGGACTACCGCCCCCAACAGAGGCACAGTATGAGATAGCCCACCGTCTACAGTACGGTTACGACACAGCTGAAGCTATTGAGTTAGACAATCATCAACTAACCTCGCTGTATGAAAACCCTCGTGAAGACATTGTTCGATGCTTCCGTGGCGCAGGTAAATCTTATATCACATCAGCCTTCGCTATATGGCGGCTCATGCGTAACCCCCGTGACGAGAAGATCCTAGTTGTATCTGCCGCAGGTAGTAAGGCTAAGGAGTTCGTATCGCAGACTAAAGGTATCATCTCATCGATGCCAATCCTCAAGTGGCTTATAGAAGGCGCTCGTGAGAAAGGAGCTGCACGTAGAGATCAGGCTGACCAGTTCGATGTGTCAGGCAGTTCGTTGTCCCAGAGCTATTCCGTAGCTGCTAGGGGCATCACCTCCCAGATTACAGGTAGTCGTGCTACGTTACTGATCGCAGACGATATCGAGGTAGAGAAGAACTCCCTCACAGAGGAAGCCCGACAGAGAATCGTTAGGGTCGTACAGTCTGACTTCGTGCCTATCACCAAGACAGAGCATGGTAAGGGTGACATCATCCTATTGGGTACACCACAGACCGAAGAGTCTATCTACAACGTACTCGTTAAGGCCATGCAGTTCCGGACATTCACAATCCCAGTACGTTATCCCACAGTAGACAAGTTGAAGAACTACGTGCTACGTGACGAGTTAACAGGTGAGGATGTAAACATCTTAGCGCCTTACCTAAAGCGTAAGCATGCTAATGGTCTACTAGAGAATGGTCAGGTAACTGATACTCGCTTCGGTCATGACGAGATGGTAGCCATCGAGTCTAAGGGTAGAGCTACATACGCCCTACAGTACATGCTCGATACGAGTCTGTCTGATGCTGAGCGTTATCCATTACGTCAGTTCGACTTGGTTGTGTTCTCTACTAACCCCGTCAAGGCACCCTTGCAGGTACAGTGGGGTCGTGACAGTGATAAGAAGAATCAGATCAGAGACATTAGTAACCTAGGGTTCTCTGGTGACCACTTCTTAAGGCCTCTCTTCACTGATACTGAGTGGGAAGCTTATGACGGTACGGTGCTATTCGTTGACCCCGCAGGTCGTGGTAAGGATGAAACAGCATGGGCCATTGTGTCTACACTGAATGGCATCATGTACGTCCTCCATGTAGGTGGCCTTAAGGGTGACCCAGCAGAAGCCATGCAGCAGATCGCTATAGATGCTAAACGTTTCTCAGTTAACGTGGTAGAGGTAGAACCTAACTACGGACAGGGACTATGGGTTACTTCATTCGGTCCTATCCTTCAGAAGGTCTGGCCCGGCGGTTGTACTGTGCAGGAATCTGAATGGGCTAAGGGTCATAAGGAAGGGCGTATCATCGATACCCTTGAGCCTGTCATGACGCAGCACCGTTTAGTGATGGATGAAGCTCTCATACGTTCCGATGTCAAGAATACAGACCATGTGTACTCCCTTATGTACCAGCTTACACACATCACTCGTGACCGTGGATGCTTAAAGCATGACGATAGGGTGGATGCGTTAGCAGGTGCTGTTGCTTACTGGCAGAAGTCGATGGGTCAATCCGTAGATGAAGCTCGTCAAGGTGTCCTAGACTCCCGGTGGGAGCAGGAGATTGAAGACTTTATGGAGATGGCACAGGGTGGTTTCGCAGGCAGGGAACTAGGTAGCAACGTAGTGTCTATCAGAGGCCGTAGGAGGACGGATGGCAGTCGTTCAGTTATAACCCAACGCGATGTATAGGTAGGGTGGACGGGGTGTTAGACGGTGCGTGAGGCGGTGGTGAGGCGGGAGGGTGCTTTCAATTTTACGGGAAGATTCGTAAGGTCATATATCCCCTCGCGCACACTAACGCTACCCCCCGCCTACCCCCTCGGCTTGGACACAACGATGGCTCAAATCGGATGGGTGGGGGTGGGCCTCAAGGCTTGCTAATTGCTCATCAAATCACTAGCTAACAGACATTAGACAGACAGTAACGCGCACCGTTAAGCGTATCGCCTGCTATTGTTGGGCTTTATCGTTACTAGCAGTGTTGTATATAGATTTAGTGTATTTAATTTGATACTCATTTGATCGCTATTGTATGGGATGGAGGCGTTACG